CAGGCGTCTGTATCGGTAAGATAATGATTTACCACATAGCCTTCTGGGACCATGCCCATGTTGCGTATTGCGTTAATATCATTATCAGAAGTTCCTACACGTCCAGGTGATTCCATGAGTCTATCAGCAGTGAACTGTAGCTCTTTAGGGATGATTAGTTTCATTCCTTGTAGTGCTACTTTAAGTCCACGCTCATCTGTAAATGCTGCAATGTCAATCAGTGCTTGTTCCAACGAAGTTTCGTTTAGGTCAGCAGCAGTAGAAAGCTCGTTACGCAAATTAGCGCCACCTACAGTTGGGTGGTCAGTTGCGCAAAGCTCTTTACCGTCACCGCCAGGGTAACTAGAGTTGAATGCTCTGTTTAATACAGATGCAGATTTTACTTGCTTAGTGTTGCTCATACTTCTTGCAAGCGCACGAGTGTATCTTGCTGACAGTTTGTCATAAAGATTGTCTTCGATAGCTTCTTCAGTAATTGAAAACGCCAAAGCAATAGTTTCATGTGTATACCTAGAGGTAAAGGCTTCTTGTGCTGAATCGAATGCTACACCAGCTCCTTCAGATTTAACGGGTGCTGCATCGAAACCAGTAAGCATAACCTCTTCTTCAAAAGCGCGATCACTTGACTCGATGTCATAAATTTCTTCATGCTCGTTGTCGTATCTGTCGTACTCTAGTCCAAAGAGAGCATTCAAGCCAGGTAGCAATTCTTTTACTAATTGCGCTCTACTTATAGCCATTATTTATACTCCTTAAGTTCCAGCCACAGGACCTCTGTAAGCGTGCTCATTGATTATTACAACCAAGTTTGCATTATCCGCTGTGAGGTCTCCGTTAGTATCATCTTGAACCACGCCAACAATCTTGAGCTGAAGCCCTTGAGTTGTGGCGATTGTGCTTGAGTCGAGCTCTCGAGTGCTTACGCCCGTAGTCGTGCTACCACCAATTCCGTCGGTATCAGCGTTTCTACCTATACAGGTAACAGCCGATGCGCCGTCTGCTTGTACAACAAACATTTGATTAGGGTCGTCATAGATATAACATTCTATGTCGCCACTTCCGAGTGCAGTTGTGCTTGCAGGGTAGTAATTTGAAAACGTAGGCTCTCCGCTGGTATTCACATAGTAACAGTGTGAAAACACACCAACTAAGTTAGCTGAACTAGCCGCTGCTCTTTCAATATATCCGCCATTGAAAATAACCAAGTCACCTTGAAAGATGCTTGTGCCATAACCAGATGGATTAATATTGTATTTATTAGCTTCTTGTACAGCTGAACCAACATTAAGACCTTTATACGGACGAAGCCCGAAGGCTTTATCTACGTTTGCCATTATTTAGTTCCTCTAAATAAGATGATTTTAAATTACCGACAAAAAATTAATTGTCATCAATCGATCTTTTGCCGCCCAAAGTTACACGCGTTTGTCGGTTGGGTTTAGCCACCGACATGGATGGATGTGATCCGTCTCTAAAGTAGTCGTTATCAACAGCTTCCATTTGTCCCTCAGTTTTGAGATTAAAATGATGCGCTCTTTCGTCGACTGTTTCTATAGGGATTCGTGCTAATATCAGTCCTCCTACCCCAATACAACCTGCGTGCCGGCCATCTTCAATAGTTGGTGCTTCAAAGTCCGGATATTCGTCTGCTCTCACAGGTTCATA